ACCATTTAGATTACCATGCATTTGTGATTGTAGACATTACGAGAACCCCATATAAAGTGGTTGCAACATTTCGAAATAACGAAATGTCCCCGATGATATATCCAAATGCAATTTATCCTGTTGCAAAAAAGTTCAATGATGCCTTTGTGCTGGTAGAAATTAATGACATTGGCGGACAAGTGGCGGATTTGTTATATAACGAATTGGAATATGACAATGTTCTTGTTACTTCGGTTCGCGGTAGAAAAGGACAAACTCTGGACGGAGGGTTTGGTGCATCAGAAAGTCAACTTGGTATTCGAACAACAAAAGCAGTAAAAAGATTGGGTTGTTCTTTACTAAAATCTTTTGTAGAAGATGATAAATTAATTTTTACAGATTATGACATCGTACAAGAACTTGTTTCCTTTACGCTTAAAAATCATTCATATGAAGCAGATGTTGGACACAACGATGACCTTGTAATGTGCTTGGTACTTTTCTGTTGGTTAAGCACTCAAAATTACTTCAAAGATCTTGCAAATATGGATATTCGTAAGCAAGTATTTGATAATAAATTAAAACAATTAGAAGAAGATATGACTCCATTTGGATTTATAGAAACGGGTATAGATCCAGATTTGGATATTGATGATCAGGGAAATGGTTGGTCTTTGGCAAGCAATTGGCCTTAAATGTAAGATTTAAAATTTATACATACCCATAGAAGAAATTATTAATAATACACCGATAATTGGATCTAAGGAGACAAAGCAATGGCATTCCAAGTTAGCCCAGGCGTACAAATCAGAGAATTTGATCTTACTGCAATCGTACCCGCAGTTTCTACCACACCAGCAGCATATGTTGGAGTATTTCAATGGGGTCCTGCGGATCAAAGAGTTTTGGTAAATACCGAAAAACAATTAGAAACAATTTTCCGTAAACCATACAATCAACCATATTATGCCACATCTTGGTTACTTGCTTCAAATTTCCTTTCTTATGGTGGTAATTTGCAAATCGTAAGAAATGTAAAAGAATATAGTTCTAATGATGCGGAAAATGATTTAAATTCTGTATCTTTTGTTGCATTCCCTCCTGTTGCAGGCACTGCACCAGAACAAACAGGTGTAACTCAAGGTTCTGTTGGTTATTTTGAATGGCGCGGTATAAATCAAGGTGTATATTATGTTGAATCTGGTAATGCAGATTTTGTCGTCGATCAAGTAAATGTTGTTTCTTCTACTGCTACTACTGGAACAGATGGTCAAGTAGCAACTGCAATTGCTGCATGCAGATTAGTTGATGTGGTATTACCTGCTGATGGATATAATGTATTAGCAACAACTCCAAAAACTTTTTACTTCGATTATCGTGGAGATGGAAACGAAAACGATATATTAGAAGAATTGGGACTTATAATATCACAATGTCAAGAATTTGAAAAACAATATGATACGATAGCTAATACAGTTACTGTTGCTGGTGCTGCTACCGCTGTAGACATAGTAAATAAATATGTTCCTTATCGTGGCAACACTCCATATACTGCATCGAATATAACAAACATGGAGAATGCATCTTGGACACATGTAACTGGAATGTATCAAGACATTATGGCTGCATTGACAACTAACTTTAAATCTACATTCCGTTCAGGTGGTGGTATAGCACAAGTACAAGTGAAAAACAGAGAACACTATGAAGCAATTACATTAGGTGATCCTGCAGCTGCATTTGCAAACGCGTTTATTGGAAAATATCCAGGCGATTTACTGAATGGTTTAGGTGTAGTAGTATTTACTAACAGTTACCTTAACGAGTCACCCACTGGAAATACAGGATATTCTTCCAACTATCCAGAGTGGGCAAGAGAAGCATTTGGTGTATTTAATACATTACCAACGACAACAGAACAAGCAGCAGCATACGGATTCTCTGGTGATGAAATCCATGTTGCTATCGTAGATCTTACTGGTAAGGTAACAGGAACCGCAAACGCAGTAATCGAATACTTCGAAGGACTTTCTTTGGCATCTGACGCAAAGCGTCCAGATGGAACATCAAACTATTGGTTGAGCGTGATTAACAATCGTTCTCAATATGTTTGGGTAGGAGATTACTTAAGTGAAATTCAATTAAGTTCTGGTGGTTTAGCATGGGGTACAACATTCGATGGAACCACCCCAGGCGCATTCAAGACAACCATCAACAATCTTGAACCATATGGAACAGTTGCATTCGTAATGAATCAAGGAGAAGTATGTGGTTTTGCCTCATACAATTCATCTGATGCAGGCCTCTCTGCAAGAATTCTAAATCAATATGAAGTAAGTTTCGGAGATGCAGATGAATCTGATGTTTCCATTCTAATTGGTTATAACACCACGATTCCTTCCGACATCAATTCCTTTGTTGCAATTGCTGAAGGTAGAAAAGATTGCATTGCATTCGTTTCTGCTTGCTACAATTTAAATTTAATCGGTGGTACAAGAACAGACATTCTTGATGGAATCACTGGTTTTGTAGATGATGTATCCTCAACCTCATACGGCGCAATGGACTCTGGTTATAAGTACCAATACGATAGATTTAACAATGTTTATCGTTATGTTCCTCTCTGTGCAGATTCTGCGGGTTGTGCGGTTCGTACCGACACCCAAAAGGATCCGTGGTTTTCACCAGCAGGATACGACCGTGGTCGCATTTTAAATGTAGTTAAACTCGTATTCAATCCAAATAAAGACGAACGCGATGTTCTCTACAAGAAAAATGTAAATCCTGTAATCACATCTCAAGGATTTGGTGTAATTCTTTTTGGTGATAAGACACTACAAAAGAAACCAAGTGCATTTGATCGCATCAATGTTCGTAGACTCTTCAATGTTCTTGAGAAGTCTATTGCTACTGCTGCGAAGTTCCAACTCTTCGAATTCAACGATGCATTTACTCGTTCTCAATTCAAGCAATTGGTAGAACCATTCCTCCGCGATATTCAAGGAAGAAGAGGTGTTACATCTTACGCAGTAGTTTGCGACGAAAGCAATAACCCACCAAGTATTGTTGATTCAAACCAATTCGTTGCAGACATCTTCGTAGCACCAAACCGTTCGATCAACTTTATCACCCTTAACTTCGTCGCAACACCAACAGGTGTTACCTTCGCGGAATACGGCGGATAATTTGAGTTTTTACGGAAAAGTAGGATAAATAAAAGAAACAGGAGACATCAATGGCCGACTCAAGTATTAACTCATTCATGACAAATTTCGACGGTGGTGCAAGACCAAATCTCTACACCTTCGTAATGGCATGCCCAGGCTTAGCACAACTAAATCCTGCATTTAGTCAGTTACAGTTCTTCTGCCGTAGTACCCAGTTACCTTCATCTATCTTGGGTGAAATAACTGTACCCTATCTCGGTAGACAAGCAAAGTATCCTGGCGACAGAACATTCGAAGATTTTACCATCACAATCTTGAATACTCAAGATATGAATCTTCGTAGAGTGTTTGAATTCTGGCACGAACAATTTAATACATTTGCAGGAAATGCAAGTGCATATCCAAATCCAAGACAAATTTTTGGTTCAGCAGTAGTCACTCAATTAGACAAAGCATACCGTCCAACAAGAGCATATCAATTCTTTGATATGTTCCCAAGAGATGTATCTTCTGTTGATCTTGCATATGACAACAATGATACAATATCAGAATTTACCGTAACATTCGGTTACTCTTACTTCATCAACGACAACTCTCCACAAAACAGTGCTGCTGGCGTTGGTGGTCAAGGATTCCTCAATCCTGGCGCAGTTGTTCCTGGCCTTGCTGGTGCAGGAAATGGATTCGGTTTCGGAAACAATGGTTTTGGACAAGGTGGATCTGGTTTTGGTCTTTCCTTCGGTTCTGGACCTGGCGGTTCTGGATTCTCGTTTGGATATGGTAATGGTAACAGTGCATTCGGTGTAGGATTTGCTTCCAGATAAGATCTGGATCGTGACGCATACATATCTAAGTAAATACTTACTTGGAGTTTTATAATGGCAAAATTCTTTGGGTTCCTCTTTTCTAAAAAGAAAGAGAATGACCTACAAAACATTCCCGTAACCCCCGAAGCAGACTTTGCGGACGGATCCACCATCATAGAAGCTGGTGGATCCGCGCAAGGTTATGCTATTGACCTAGATACAAATCTTCGTTCGGATATAGATTTAATTCGAAAATACCGAGAAATTAGTGGACATGCCGAAATCGAAATTGCAATAGATGATATTGTAAACGAAGCAGTTACCGAAGATGTAAATGGTGAAATTTTAAAATTAGATTTGGATATGGTAGAAGACATATCTGCGTCTACCAAAAAGAAAATTACAGAAGAATTTAATACTCTTTTATATCTTTTAAATTTTAATAAAAAAGGATATGAGATGTTTAGACAATGGTACATTGATGGAAGATTGTACCATTATGCCGTATTGGATGAAAATAATCCAAAAGCAGGAATACAAAAAATTATAAACATTGATCCTCTTAAAAT